GACTTGAGCACGGTATGTAGTGACTTAAAAATAGAAGCCTCATCCAACACACCATGGATAAGACCTGTTTCCTCACTAAAATGGTTGTGACGCTTCAGAAAATCAGCATCACTATCATTCATGTAAGGTGTTGGTTCGGATTCCTTGTCGGGCATAGTGAAAACCATTCCTCGCTCTTTCAAAAACTGAGCATAAGAAATATGATTAAACCAGTCAAAGCCCTTACGAACCGATCCCTTCACATCATCTCCATAGGTCATGGCAGCTACATTTCGACGAAATGGTTCCGGATTCCCTTCCTCAGCAGGATACATGTGATAGTAAGCACATCGCATAAGGAGAGAATTGACAATACAATTGATGTAAACAGTAAGGTTCTGTCCCGAAGGATTAGAACCACGATGAATAATGACATCACCATTATAGGCAACACACGAGAATGCAATCTCAGTGCAAATACCCTTCATGATGGTAATATCTTCTTCAGAATACTGTCCACATTCTTCTGCAACGTTAACCAGAACCTTAAACGCAGCAATGATCAATGATGCAGGCATACGCAAATCGTACTTGCTGTAATCACCAGCAAGTATACGATCAGTTCCAAACTTACGCATATGCACAGCAAGGTCATTCCACTCAGGTCCCATGGCATTGACCCCAACAGCACATTCAGAAACAAGAGGAAATAATGAAAGGATGCGCGCCAATGGCAAAAAATACATACGCACTAACATTTGAAATGCCCAATCAGCGGCTTGGAAAACACGAACTTTGTCTTTATTAAGTTTTGTTGGTTCGTCCTTCACACAAGCTTTGAATATGGCATAACAACGTTCGCCATTACGCAACTTTTCCCTCATCTTTTCAAATTCCTCCATAATACGCTTGTCACATTCAGCAGGACAAGCATGGTCAGGGTAATCTTCTGGATCCAACAAATAGATCCATTCACTCTTAGGTCCAGTAAGAGGAAATCCTTTAGAAGTACTGCGCTTCATTGCATCAATGAATCGGACACCATCCTTTCCACATAATGTCTCCATATCAGTCAATGGTTTCAATTCTGAATGAACCATTTCCTTGAATGTGTCCGATGACAAGACTTCAGTCAATCCACCACAGTAATCCACAACTGCACGATCAATAAGAGTGGGTTCAACACCAATACCAGGATTGGCAGAATGTTCCAATGAGGCTTGCCACATTTTCCAACGGTGAAATTGAGGTGGTCCATGTTTATTGGGAACACCAGTTTCCTCCTCAACTAAATCCGAAATTGGAGTCTTGACGACTTCACTTTTGGTATGTGTCACACGGTTAGGATTTTGACCCAAATATTCCACATTGCTTCCGATCGGAAGGTAATTTAGTGGTGAATTTGGATGAACCTCTTGTGTCGTCACAACTTGTTGCTCATATCGCGAAGTGGGAAAAGTTCCATTAACATGTGATGGCATAGTACCCAACCACTCGTTGCACTTCTTCATAGCACTCTTTAATTCACCAAGCGTCAAAGTCAAAGCTTTGGCACTGGGTGTGTTTGGAATACCACGAAGATGAATACCAACAATGGAACTCTTGGCAAAGGCTGACACTAACAAAGCACCACACATACCTGTGAAAGTATTGTATGGAGCGTGATAGTGATATCCTGCACCACCTGCCTCTGAGTTCCGAATCCAGTTAGCACGCACGACATCATCAGCCAAACTTCCGTCTGGATGACGATAAAGCAAATGTGCACTACCAGAAACATTGGTAGACTCTGGGAATAGGTGAGTAATATCAGCCATAGGTCCCCCGGAAGGAATACTCACAATACATAAATCCTTTCCGGGAATCGGAGTCATAGCAGCAACACTTACGTATCCTTTGAATGTAGAATTCAACTCAGATGGATTCCCTTTCGTCACCAACACTTTCATATCCTTACGGTTCTTAAAAATGTGCATAGGTAACAAATAGAGGGTTCCACCAAGTGCAAGAATATCACAAGATTGTTGAAAATTATTCTCCACCAATTTAATGTGGAATAGATTATTCTTAACCTTATTCAAAACTTGATCCTGAGTCATATTCATATTCTTGTCAGATACATGCAATTCAGATGCAACAGGGGTTGCCCAAGGATTAACCTCTTGATCGCGCTTTACAATTTCCTCCACAGATGAGGGTGCCAACGCACTTTGAGTCTTATGTGTGGAACGCAAAAACAGTACACACGAATATAACAAACGGCCGACAACACAAACTGAAAAGAATTGGACTGCCTTACTTTTACGCAAGGAAGCAAATAAATCAGTTGTAATTGTTCGGCTATTTGCCAATCGAGTGCACATATCATTACGCCATGCAGCGAGTGTACTAAAATACAAACTCAAAATAAGTGCAGAAAATGCACTAAAATAAAAGAATGTAAAATTTCCTCTCAAGCATAACATGGTCATAATAACAATAAAAATTGCAAAACAATCCCGGCGCATTTGCCTCTCCAAGTCCAAGAAATCATTGTAATGATACATCATATAACAATTTTGAACAATGGAAGAGGTAGTAATTCGCTCAGGAATGCGAACAATAATATTGTCTAACAATCCACTCATCTGAGACATACTAGTGCGAATGTAATCAAATGATAATTCCGAATTAACCTGTTTCTCGAATTCACATTTGCATAATTCTGAAGCACGATTGCAACCAGAACAATAAGCACGAGAAGCCACTAATCCTTGTCCCTTATCAACAATTTTCCTCTGGATGTCAAAATGACGCTCACAACGATTAGTGAGATATTCCAAAGTATCGTTAATTGAAATGGGAGAAGTTTCGGTTCCACCAAAAGCTGGTTTCAACATAAGTGCCTTATTATTTTCATCTGGTAAATAGACATGCAAAGCCCAAACATCAGTCACCAATGAAGATTCCGGAAATGATGACATGGCCTTATATGAATCCAATCGACCATCCTCAGTAGCAAATTCAGGTTTAACAGTCACACGAATGTGAACATCACCACGACGTACAATAGAGAATGGTTTAATAGATCCTAATCGACCATGTTGAACCAACGGAGCATTGCTAGTAACAACTAACACTTTAGGGCGAACTTCGACCTTTCCTTTCTCATGAAGATCGGCTTTGTTCGCGTAAGTGATCATATTGTTGTTAATATCAATCAGACGCTCAGTCGGTGACTTTTCCATGAAATCGGCCTTGGTGTTACCCATATCATCAAGGAAAATACCAGAAGTATCACCCTTCAATGTTGAGTCATACTTATCGGATTCCTTAATAATGGCTGTGAACTTCGGATCAGGATCTGCACCAGCTGCTCTCAGGCAATCGGCCATGATTACTTGAGCGACAGTAGACTTTCCAACACCAGATTCTCCCCAAATATATACAGTGAAGGGAGCCTGGCGCATGGAACCATCAATACGTTTTGCAGCATATGCAGCACGATTGGTACGTAATACAGTGAGACGCTTTTCAAGAACCGTTTGCTGCCAAGTTCCTTTGGCAGATTTAAAAGCTCTCTCAGCCATCTCAATGGCATCATCAAGTAGTGAACCATATTCCAAATCAGTAATAGGACGTTTCTCGCCATTGTAATCAATTGGCTTAGTGGCTAAATTGAATACCATAGCGTGTTCGTGCAATTCAACTAAAGTAAAATATAAGGCATCAAACTTACGTCCTTCCTCACTCGAAAATAATAGAGGGGAAAAAGATTTTTGTCTAAAGCACTCATATCCACCTTCAATGAAGACAATAACAGTATCCAAAACTGCACCTACAAAATCAATTGCAGATACGTGCTTTCGAATACTACCAGCACGAAACAATTCAACACCTTTCACTGACCATGAAAGATTAGTCACACTACAAAGTCCAATAGAAGCCGCCATAGAGATAAGATTAGAGATCTTCTCAAATACAGGCGCATTTCGGACTAATTCCCAATTTTCTTGAATCTTCGGCAAAAGTCCTAGCCACGAAGAATTCGCTTCACCGTCACCAGCTTGAGGCTCAAATACATTATAACCAAAGGTCTCCTTACACCACTCTAACATCTGTGAAGACGAAACAGCGGTCTCAATAAGAGAACCTTTAATTAGTGTTTTGAGAGCCAAAGCTAGCTGAGCAGCAACTTCTGTAGCCGATGAACAATTGGGCAAGAGAAAGGACAATAAGCCTAACGTTTCAAGCGTATCCAAAAGCTGAGTTGATTTATCCGAAATCTTCATCTCAATGAGTTTCGACTTTGCTTGTTCAATCAAAGACGAAGGATATAAATGTTCAACTAAGGATTGCTCCTCATAAGGCTTGATAAGTCCCTTCTTGGGCTTGGGTAGGTTTTTGGGTACGGGTTTTCCTTCCCGACGCAAATTCTTATTCTTCTCTTTACGAGTAGAACGTCGATTTTGCTGAAATTTAGAACGAGCAGCCTGTTTAGGATTAAACTGCTCACTCTGGGGAACAAAAGAGTAATTTTCCTCCGTAGAGGTAGTGTTGTCCTCTCTGTAATTAGCAACACTATTTTCACACGCGAGAGAAGTTCCATTGCTTGACATTATCATAAAATTTGAAAACGACAAGCACAACGGAACCAATTCGCAGAAGCCTGCAAAATGGTTAAACCATTATGCTTCGACACAGCAACTTTCAGAATATAAATTCCTTAATCATGTGTATCATAGAGTGATATTCACCGCAGGCGAGGTGACACTCTCCACACATCGGTTGGTATTGGTTCGACTAAATTGCTGTCTTCAAGAATTCTCAAGAAGAACGCGGGGTTCATTAAGTCCCACAATAAGTCTAGACAATACGCCGACTAC